TATGTTTAATAATGCAACTTCATTTGATGGTAATATAAGTTCTTGGGATGTGAGTAGTGTAACTAATATGCAACAGATGTTTTATGTTGCCTCCAGTTTTAATCAAAATTTAAGTGGTTGGTGTGTTACTAATTTTGCTTCAGAGCCTGTTAATTTTAACACAGCTGGCATCATAACACCAGCTAATAAACCAGTCTGGGGTACGTGCCCATAATAATAAATAAAATTAAATATAATGGATATAAGAAAAATATCAGTTGGCCCAGACTATAAGTCTGGGGCTATGCATTATTTAGTAGGGCAAGATGTTCTTAGTGGAACACATAAGATTCATTTAATAAAGTATGACTCTGAACTACAGTCCTATAAAATATACATAGAAGACAATGATGTTGTTATTCTTTGGAAGGAATTTAGCTCTGCTATGCCTGTGTCCATTGAATACAACATAAACTTTTGAAATCACCAACAGACTTTATAGTCACACCAAGAGAAGATAAACGATACTCCAATACTAAAAATATTGGGGGTATTGATTTTTTAGTAAGTTCCTCCGAGGAAGATGTTAGGTACTCTAATAGGTATGCAGACGTAAAGTCTTTGCCTATAAACTATTGTGGACCTATAGAAATAGGAGATACCTTATTGGTACACCACAATGTCTTTAAGTTTTATAATGATATTCAAGGAAGAAGAAAAAGCGGAAAGAGTTTTCTAAAAGACAACCTGTTTTTAGTAGACAATGAGCAGTTCTTTATGTATAAGAAAAATGATGTTTGGCATGCGCACGACAGATACTGCTACATTAAGCCTGTTGAAACAAAAAAATCTGTTATATTTAAAAACACAAACGAAGAACCTTTAGTTGGCATAGTTAAGATTCCTAATGAAAACTTAATTAAGCAAGGCGTTAATAAAGGAGACTTAATATCTTTTAAGCCTGACAGCGAGTATGAGTTTGAGGTAGATGGAGAAAAACTTTATCGTATGTTTGACCACCAAATCACAATGATTCTATGAAGTCAAATAAAGAAATGAAACTTGATATTATATCTGCTGCCAGAAAGGCTGTAGAGCAGCTAATAAAGGTCGCTAAAGAAGATATTATAAAGCCTGACCCAGAAGATGATATTTCTGCAGACAGGTTAAAGAATGCAGCGGCTACAAAAAAACTAGCAATATTTGATGCGTTTGAAATACTAAGCAGAATAGAGTTAGAAAAAGAGGCTTTAGATTTAGCAGAAAGTAATAACAAAGTAGATACAAAACAAGGGTTTGCAGAACGAAGGTCAAGATAACGTATTATATAAGGACGTACAAGATTACGTACCTAAAGCCGTACTCACCAACAAGAACAAAAATAAAAGTTGGAAGTATGGGTATGACGAGAAATATGATTTGGTTATAATTTCAAAAACAGGAGAAATTGAAAACATAATTAATATACAGGGTTTAATTATAGCACTGCCTAAGTGTCCAAAAAAGATTTATTCTAGAAGTAAAAGCAAGGAGAATCAGTATTGGGAAAGAATTGACATACCAAAGCCTTTAAGTAAGATTCAATCTATATTTCAATGGAATGAAATGCCTTCTGAGTTTAAGAGCAGTTGGGTAGATTATATTGAAAACGAGTTTGACAATAGAGAGTTTGGCTATTGGTTCATGAATAAAGGCATTCCAACATACGTCACAGGTTCTCACTACATGTATCTTCAATGGGCTAGTATAGACATAGGATATCCTGACTTCAGAGAGGCTAACAGAATATTATGGCTACACTGGGAGGCGTGTAAAGCTGACAAAAGAAGCTTCGGTCAAGACTATTTAAAGATTAGACGTTCAGGATTTTCATATATGAGCTCAAACGAAGGGGTAAATATAGGAACGCTTGCTAAAGATTCAAGGGTTGGAATATTATCTAAGACTGGTTCGGATGCAAAAAAAATGTTTACAGACAAAGTTGTGCCAATAGCAAATAGGCTGCCTTTTTTCTTTAAACCTATTCAGGATGGAATGGATAAGCCTAAGACAGAACTAGCGTTTAGAGTTCCAGCTTCTAAGATAACAAAGAAGAACATGTTTGAACAGGACAAAAATGAGATGCTTGGCTTAGACACAACAATTGACTGGAAGAATACCGATGATAACTCTTATGATGGTGAAAAGCTTTTGTTATTAATCCACGATGAAAGTGGAAAGTGGCTCAAGCCAAATAACATATTAAATAACTGGAGGGTAACTAAGACTTGTTTGAGATTAGGTAGTAAAATTATAGGCAAATGCATGATGGGCTCTACTTCCAACGCTTTAAGTAAGGGGGGTGATAACTTTAAAAAGCTTTATGAAGACTCTGATGTGAAGTTAAGAAACTCCAATGGTCAAACTAAAAGCGGATTGTATTCACTGTTTATTCCTATGGAAATGAACATGGAAGGTTTTATAGATAGGTATGGAATGCCTGTTCTTAGAACTCCTAATAAACCTATCTTAGGAGTGGATGGAGAAATGATATCTCAAGGAGCAGTTGATTATTGGGAGAATGAAGTTGACTCTTTAAAAAGTGACGCAGATGCACTTAATGAATTTTACAGACAATTCCCACGTACAGAGTCTCATGCGTTCAGAGATGAAAGCAAACAAAGTCTTTTTAATTTAACAAAGATATATCAACAGATTGACTATAACGACTCCATGATTAGAGAGCAGCATTTAACACAAGGCTCTTTTTCTTGGAAAGATGGAATAAAAGATTCATCTGTTATTTTTACACCAAATAAAGATGGTAGGTTTATGGTGTCTTGGACTCCTGGAAAGAATTTACAAAACAATGTTTTAAAAAGAAATGGAAGATTCCTGCCAGGCAACGAACATCTAGGAGCATTTGGATGTGATAGTTATGACATCTCTGGTACTGTAGGCAACAGAGGTTCAAACGGAGCACTTCATGGGTTAACTAAATTTAACATGGACGAAGCTCCTAGTAATGAGTTTTTTTTACAGTATATAGCTAGGCCTCAAACAGCAGAAATATTTTTTGAGGAAGTCCTTATGGCTTGTGTTTTTTATGGCATGCCTATACTTATTGAGAACAATAAGCCTCGTTTATTATATCATTTTAAAAACAGAGGGTATAGAGGTTTTAGCGTGAATAGACCTGATAAGCAATATAACAAATTATCACGAACAGAAAAAGAGTTAGGAGGTATTCCAAATTCAAGTGAAGACATTAAACAGGCTCATGCTGCGGCTATAGAGTCGTATATAGAAAAGAACATTGGATTAGATATGGAGAGCACTTTCAGAGACGCTGACCTTATGGGAACAATGCCTTTTACTAGAACATTAAATGATTGGGCTAAGTTTGATATTAACAACAGAACTAAGTTTGACGCATCTATTAGTAGCGGTTTAGCTATAATGGCTTGTCAAAAACATTTATATACACCTGAAAAGAAAAGCTCAAAAATTTCAGTTAACTTTGCAAGGTACACCAATAAGGGAATAACAAGCGATTTAATTAGATAGATGAAGGAAGTTAAAATTAATATTTCATCTGTAGGCTTTCCTAGTCAATTTGTATCAGACGCTGATAAAGCCACTGATGAGTTTGGCTTACAGATAGGGCAAGCAATACAGTATGAGTGGTTTAAGAAAGACGGCAGTGGATGTAGATTCTATAACCAATGGAGAGATTTTCATAGACTGCGTTTATATGCTAGAGGTGAGCAGTCAGTAGCAAAATATAAAAACGAATTAGCTGTAGATGGAGATTTGTCTTATCTAAATTTAGACTGGACTCCTGTTCCAATTATACCAAAGTTTGTGGACATTGTAGTCAACGGTATGGCAGACAGACTTTTCAAAGTAAAAGCTTATGCTCAAGACGCTCTATCCCAAGGGAAGAGAACTAAGTATCAGGATATGATTGAAAGTCAAATGGCTGGAAAGGAAATCCTAATGGACATACAGGAAATGACAGGGACAGACCCTTTTACAATGGACCCTGACTCACTTCCAGAAAATGACGAAGAGCTTACATTGTATATGCAGCTTAATTATAAGCCTGCTATTGAAATTGCAGAAGAAGAGGCTATCGACACAATGTTTCAAGAGAATCATTATTTTGATGTTAAAAAAAGAGTTGACTATGATTTAACTGTTTTAGGAATAGGGTGTGCAAAGCATGAGTTCTTACCAGGTTCAGGTGTTGAGGTTTCATACGTTGACCCTGCGAACATAGTATACAGCTATACTGAAGACCCTCATTTTAAAGATTGCTTTTATTGGGGAGAAGTAAAAACAGTCCCAATTACAGAGCTTCTTAAAATAGACCAAGACTTAACTAATGAAGATTTAGAAACTATATCTAAGTATAGTCAAAGCTGGTACGACTATTACAACGTTGCACAGATGCAGCAGAATGACATATTCTTTAGAGACACAGTTACACTTCTGTACTTTAATTATAAGACCACAAAGAAAATGGTTTATAAGAAAAAGGTTTCAGATAGTGGTTCTGTTAGAATGATTGAAAAAGATGACCAATTTAACCCCCCTTCGGAAATGATGGAGGATGGCAAGTTTGAAAAGGTATCTAAAACAATAGATGTTTGGTATGATGGAATAATGGTAATGGGAACTGATATAATTATAAAATGGGAACTGGCCAGGAATATGGTAAGACCTCAGTCATCTTCTCAACACGCACTTCCAAATTATGTAGCTACAGCTCCACGTATGTATAAAGGTGTTATTGAATCTTTAGTTAGAAGAATGATTCCTTTTACTGATTTAATTCAAATAACTCATTTAAAACTACAGCAGGTTATAGCTAGAGTTGTTCCAGACGGAGTCTTTATTGACGCTGATGGATTAAATGAAGTTGACTTAGGTACAGGTGCGGCTTATAATCCTGAAGACGCTTTGCGTTTATACTTCCAAACTGGTAGTGTTATAGGTAGAAGCTACACTCAGGACGGTGACTTTAATCAAGCTAGAGTTCCTATTCAGCAGCTTACTTCTAATAGTGGTTCTGGAAAAACTCAAATGCTTATTACAAACTATAATCATTATCTTAATATGATTAGAACTGTGACTGGTTTAAATGAAGCTAGAGACGGCTCAACGCCTGACCCTAATTCATTAGTTGGTTTACAGAAGTTAGCTGCTCTTAATTCTAATACAGCAACAAGGCATATACTTCAGGGAAGTTTATATATCTATAGAACTATGGCTGAAGCTTTAACTTATAGGGTTGCAGATATACTAGAGTATTCTGATTTTAAAGAAGACTTTATTAATAAAATAGGGAAGTACAATGTTAGTATACTTAATGACATCTCTGATTTGTACATATATGACTTTGGTATCTTTATTGAAGTATCACCTGATGAAGAACAGCAGGCTCAGCTTGAACAGAATATTCAAATGGCACTTTCTAAAGGAGATATAAACCTTGAGGATGCAATTGACATTAGAGAGTTAAGAAATATTAAGCTGGCAAATCAACTTCTTAAAGTAAAAAGAAAACAAAAGCAAGAACGTGATGAAAAGCAGGCAATGCTTCAACAGCAGATGCAAGCAGCTTCACAGTTAAAGTCCCAGCAAATGGCCGCACAAACAGCAATGCAAAAATCTCAATCAGAGATGCAGGCTAAAATGCAGATGAAGCAGGCAGAGATAGCTTTTGAAATAGAGAAGATGAAGAATCAGGCTCAACTAAAAAGTATGCTTATGGCTGAAGAGTTTAGCTATAACCAACAGCTTAACGGAATGGATGCTGAGGCTTTAGCAACAAGAGAAGCAGGTAGAGAGGAAGCTAAGTCAGGCAGAATAAGTCAGCAGAATTCAGAACAATCAAAACTAATTAACCAACGAAAAAATAATTTACCTCCTCAAAGATTTGAGTCTAATGAAGATAGTTTAGACGGATTTGATTTAGCGGAGTTTGACCCAAGATAAATAAATAAATAAATATGCCAGCAGATAGATTAAGAAATAGAAACAAAGTTATCCAAAGAAAACCGTTACAAAAAGCGCTAACGAATGCTAACTCAACTTCTGAGCAGCGAAGGCTTCAAGCGTTAGGAAAAAGCGTAACTCCAGTGTCAGTAGAAAGCACAAGAAAAGGTGCTTCAGGAAATGTGTCTTGGGTAGCTTCTGGAGCTGCAAAAGGATTAGGAGCACTCGTTAAGTACGCAGGTAAAAAACTAGCTAAAAAAGCTGCTATTAAGGGCACAACAAGCTAAATAAAAAGTATTGTTTAATGTACTATATTTGTACTAAAATTTAATTTAATGGAATTCAAAGTAAAAGAAGTAGGTGCTGTAGAAGAAAAGTCTGCTGCTCAAGTAGAAGAAACTCTAATAGAGAAAGTAGAACAACAGCATGAACAACAGCCACAAGCTGTAGAACAAACTACAGTTCCAGAGGAAACGCAAGGAACTGAACTAAGAGAAGAAGATGTTCTTGGTTATATTAAGAACAGATATGATAAGGATATATCATCAGTAGATGATTTGTTTGCGGAAAGAGAAAGCAACGAAGAACTACCTGAAGATGTGTCAGCTTATTTTGATTATAAAAAGAAAACTGGCAGAGGGATTGAAGACTATGTTAAATTAAACAGAGACTTTGATTCTTTAGATGAAGACCAGATTTTAACTGAGTATCTTTTAGCTACCGAAGAAGGTATAGATAAAGAAGATGTAGAATTATTAATGGAGGATTACTCCTATGATGAGGATATAGATGATGAGTCTGATGTTAAAAGAGCTAAGTTAAAAAAGAAAAAGGCAATTGTAAGAGCTAAGAAGTTTTTCAATGAACAGAAAGAAATGTATAAGCAGCCACTTGAGTCAAGTGCAACTGGTATTTCTGAGGACAATGAAGACTACAAGGCGTACAAGCAACATGTTGAGAATGCAAAGACTCAGAAAGATGACAACTCTATGAGAGTGGATTTCTTTAATACAGAAACAGACAAGGTGCTGAATCAAGACTTTAAAGGTTTTAAGGTTGACATTGATGGTAAGCAATTGTTGTACAGTCCAGGAGGGTCAGTAGAAGAGATTAAAAAATCTCAATCAAGTCTAGCCACTTTTATTGGCTCACACTTGAATGAAGATGGATTAGTTAAAGATGCAGGTGAGTATCATAAAGCATTGTCAGCAGCAAGAAACCCTGATAAATTCGCAAGGTTTTTTTACGAGCAAGGACAAGCAGCAGCAACGGATGATGTGACTAGAAAAATGAAAAACATTAACATGTCTACACGTTCTGCTCCTGAGGTAACTTCAAAAGGAGGAACTCAGTATCGTGCAGTAAATCCAAGTGAAGGTAAGGGGTTGAAAATTAGAAGTTTAAAAAACAAAAATTAACAACATTTAAAAAATTAAAAAATGGCAGGACAATTATTAGGGCCAAATACTGTTCCAACAGGACCAGGATTTCAGCTACAGCCAGCACCACAACAAGTGCCGTTGGCTACAAATTACATTACTGACTTCAACTTTTTGAACCAGTATTTACCAGACACGTATGAAAAAGAATTCGAGCGTTATGGTAATAGAACTATCTCTTCTTTCTTACGTTTAGTAGGAGCTGAATTACCAAGTAACTCAGACCTAGTGAAGTGGGCAGAGCAAGGGAGATTACACACAAAATATACACAGGTTGGGACTGGCGCAGTAGTCGCTGGAGGAAACGTAACCTTTGATATTAATGATGCATTAGTGCCAGACAGAGCTACAACAGGCTTAACTGCTGGAACTATCGCTGTACGTGTTGGTCAAACTATCGTAGTTACTAACAATGATGACTCAGGAGAGTTTAAAGGAATTGTAACTGCAGTAGGTATTGCAGGTGGATTAAACGCAAACCAAATTTCTGTAGCATTTTATGCAGCAGCAGGTTATACAGGTGGTTCAGGAGCAGGAAATGCAGATGCTACTATCTTTATCTATGGTTCTGAATTTAAAAAAGGAAGCAATGGAATGCAAGGTTCTTTAGAAGCTGAAGATGAAATCTTCGACAACTCACCAATTATCATCAAAGATAAGTATGCAGTATCAGGTTCTGATATGGCTCAAATCGGATGGATTGAAGTTACTTCTGAAAACGGAGCTTCAGGATACTTATGGTATTTGAAGTCTGAGCATGAAACTCGTTTACGTTTTGATGATTACTTAGAGACGTCAATGATTGAAGCAGTACCAGCAGAAGCAGGTTCTGGAGCAATTGCTGCAGGTGGTGACGTAGGGAACAAAGGTTCTGAAGGTGTATTCCATGCAGTAGAGAACAGAGGAAATGTATGGGCTGGTGGTAACCCAGTTGCTCTTGCAGATTTCGATGCAATCATTTCTCGTTTAGATAAGCAAGGTGCGATTGAAGAAAACGTACTTTTCTTAAACAGACAATTTGGATTTGACATTGATGACATGTTAGCTGAGCTTAACGGTTCTGCTCAAGTAGGTGCTAATGGTACTTCTTATGGTTTGTTTGATAACGACCAAGAGATGGCATTAAACCTTGGATTCACAGGATTCCGTAGAGGTTATGACTTCTATAAGTCTGACTGGAAATACTTAAACGACCCAACTATGCGTGGTGGTTTAACTGGAACTGGAGCTGTAAATGGATTGTTAGTACCAGCAGGTTCTACAACTGTTTATGACCAAATCCTTGGAAAGAATGCTAAGCGTCCTTTCTTACATGTACGTTACAGAGCTTCTGAAACTGAAGACAGAAAGTACAAGACTTGGATTACAGGTTCAGCTGGTGGTGCAGCAACATCTGATTTAGATGCTATGGAAGTAAACTTCCTATCTGAAAGATGTGTATGTACTATGGGTGCAAACAACTTTGTGATTTTTCAATCATAAATTAAATATGTAATTATTACCCTCGTTATTATGACGAGGGTAATTATTACTTTTATTAAATCTAAATTATAATCAAATGAAAAAAATTAACTTAGTCAATAAGACTTACAAACTTACCAAAGATGCAGCGCCACTTTCTTTTATGCTGCCAACTAGAAATTCAAGAAGATACCCATTAATGTATTTTGATGAAGCCACAGGACAAAACAGGGCTTTACGATACGCAAGAAACCAGAAGAGTCCTTTTGAGGATGAACAAGATGGAAACGCTATTGTAGAACCAATTGTTTTTGAAGATGGTTTCTTGAGTGTTCCAAGAACAAACCAGGCACTTCAAGAGTTCTTACATTTTCATCCAATGAACGGAAATAAATTCGTTGAGGTTGATACTGAAAAAGATGCTCAAAAAGAAATGGATGTTTTAAATTCTAGAGTAGATGCTCTTATAGAGGCTCGTCAATTAGATATTGACCAAGTAGAGGCTTTAGCTAGAGTTTTATTCAACACAGATGTTTCTAGAACTACCTCTTCTGAATTAAGAAGAGACATATTAATATATGCAGAGCAACAGCCAGACTGGTTCTTGCGTGCAGTCAAAGACCCTACTTTAAAATTAAATTCTAAAGTACAAGAGTTCTTTGCTCACAAGGTGTTAATATTTAAAAATAACAAGAGAGACGTATACTTTAATACAGATAAGAACAAAAAGAGAATGGTAAACATTCCCTTTGGAGAAGATGCATTCTACGTAGTAGCAGGGTATTTACAATCTGATGAAGGTATTGATGTATTAAAATTTCTTGAAAAAAACTTGGATAACAAAAAATAATCATTACTTTTGTAATCGAAGTGTTCATAATAATAAGGAGCTGATTACTCCAACTTGATTAAGAAGAGGCTGCAGAAATGTATCCTCTTTTTTTTTGCTTATCTTTGTAGTAAATAAAATGACAGATGAGCATAATTAATTCGGTACGAGAAACTGTGCTGTCGGTTCTTAATAAAAACAACTATGGGTATATTACTCCTAGTGACTTTAACCTATATGCCAAGCAGGCGCAATTAGATATTTTTGAAGATTATTTTTATCAATATAATTTTCAAGTAACTAAGGAGAATGCCAGGCAATCAGGAACAGGACTTGCAGATATAAAAAAAT